ACACCAGCGGAACGGTCACGACCCCGAACGACGCATACTACGCAAGATTTTGCGACGTGAACGGGGTGCTAGACTCGGCGCAGCTAGAGCTTGGGTCGACGGCTACGGAGTATGCGGCTTATTCGCCAATCGAACTCGCCAAAATCGGCACATATCAGGACAGAATCTATAAGGACGGCGGAAAGTGGTATGTAGAGAAACAGGTTGGAAGCGAAACGAGAGATTCAAATATTGTTGGTATTGCGTCAGACGGCTCATCAAGCACATCGACAGCATCTGGAGTTGGGGCGTTTATGATTCAAAAGGGCTACTGGGATGCGCTCGGTGGCGATTATGATGCTACAATCGCACATGCCATAGCATCCACTAACATCGGGCAATATAAGTCTTATGCGACACTAAATCAAAACGTGAGCGCAAATAATATGGACGACGGAACATTCTGCCCAAGAACAGGCACAAATGACAGAATATACTTTAAATGCTCGAACATGGCAGGCAAAACAGGCGCAGAACTGAAAACCATTTTACAAGCGCAAGGTGGCACAAACTTCTATTACGCACTCGCAACCCCTACCACCACAGAAATCACAGACCAAACACTCATCGACCAATTGGAAGCACTAGCAAGCGCAGCACTCAACCAAGGCGCGAACAACATCTGGACAGAGATTGCGACAGGCAACGCCATGCCAACGCTAGAGTTGAACTGGGTCGAGTGGGAAAAGTACAACAGGCACAACGTCTATATATGGAATGACGATATAGACGACTGGCAGGTAATAGTACAATAGGAGGTTATTATGCCTTGCGGCGGTAAAAAGAAGAAAAAATAAGCTATAATATAGTTATGGCCTAGGGGCGCCCCGACCACCTATCGAACGGAGAGATACCTAAGTTAGGTGGTTTTTCGTTATCTTTGTCACTATCTGTATCACTAACTGTATCGCTGTGATAAAGTTGTCCGATAGACGAGTATGCCGTGCTTTAGAGTAGCCACGCTATACAGGGGTGGAGGGCTTTATAGTAGCTTTATAGTATGTCCGATAGAATGGTGATAGAGTATAATAAAAGCGCCTAACTACCATGTGTAGAAAAGGATATAAGCTGCCGAGATGGATTGGGGCTACCCAGTCGCTAGGCGGCTTTTTTGTGCTATAATGTGGTAAAGGCGATGCGTAGCGTAAGCTATGGCATTAGATGAGATATGGCAAAGCGTAGATGGCTATGAGGGCCTATATCTCGTAAGCACTTATGGGCGCGTTTTAAGCGCCCCGCGCAACGGAACTAAAAAAGAGTGGCACTTTTTAACCCCCCATTTTGTTGCCGGATATATACAATACCAACTTGTCAAAGATAACAAGAAGAAAGAATATAAAGCCCACAGGCTCGTGGCAAAGGCGTTTCTGCCAAACCCGGACGACAAGCCGGAAGTCAACCATATGGACGGCGATAAGCATAATAACCACTTAGATAACTTAGAATGGGCCACGACCAGCGAAAACCAATTACACGCGCGCTACACGTTAAACAAGGGCATAAAGGCGGTTAAGCAACTGAGCAAAGACGGAAAACTCATAAAGGTATGGCGGTCTATTAAAGATGCAGGCACATCACTAGGTATAGATGCGCCAAGTATAAGTAACGCTAGCAGAGGTAAGCGGCTATCTGCCGGCGGGTATAAATGGCAGCCGCTGGAGGTAGAATAATATGGCACTGTACGGGCTGGATATTTCGCGCTGGCAGAGCGTCGGTACTGGCGACTCCGCTAAAGACTTTCTTATTATCAAAGCTACTGAGGGTACTGGATATGTCGACCCTAGCTGCGATAAACACTACCAACGCGCTAAGAGTAAAGGTAAACTCTTAGGTGTTTATCACTTTGCGCGCCCAGACTTGAATAAAAACACCGCCGGCGCTAAAGCCGAGGCGGCTTATTTCGTTAATAACTGCAAGGGATATATCAAACAGGCTATTTTAGTACTCGACTGGGAACAGCCAGGCACTACTGGGCAAGTATCATGGGCTAAAGCGTGGCTCGATGAGGTGTATCGTCTAACTGGTGTGCGCCCTCTTATCTACATGAGCGCAAGTGTAGTTAATGGGAACAACTGGGGCAGTATATCTGGCAACTATGGGTTATGGATCGCTGGCTACCCTAACGCCTACAACGTCAAGAACCCACCAACACCAACGGCCGGAGCTATGCCATATAAGATTGGGAGCTGGAAGTTTTGGGCTATCTGGCAGTACTCAAGCGGCGCCGGAACGCTCGACTATAACATAGCTAACATGGACGCTACCGGCTGGAAAGCGTACGCAGGTGTTAAAACTACTGCTACAACCGCCACAACCTCAACACCAGCCAAGACAGAACCTAAAAAAGAGGAGCCAGCTAAAGTGGATAAGAAAGAATCAGAACCGGTTAGCGGCCAGCAGTCATCTAACGGCGCAAGCACAGGCAGTAACGTGCCAGAACAGCCTCAGAGCGCCGACACGGGCCTTACGGCTGAGGAGTGGGATAAGATTATAGAAAAGGCTCAAAAGACCGTAGAATTGGCCGAAAACACGGCTAAAAAGTATGGCGTTACTATTCCTATGTCTAACAAGGTTTACGACGTACTTAAAATTATTGTAGCTATCATTTTACCGGTAATATCTACCTTGTATATTGGCCTCGCTAACATATGGGGCTTTGGCTTTGGCGACCAGGTAGACAAGACTATACAGCTTATAATTGCGGCTATCAACGCTTTACTCGGTATGGCGATCGTTAAATCGTCTAGCGACTACCATAAGGGAGACTGATAGAAAGAGGCGTAGCCGCGCCTCTTGCCGTTCGGCTAGGCCCTCGCAGCTAGCCGAGCAGCAAGGGTCGTGGACCCTTTGGCACATTAAAACCTAGTTTTTGCAAGTAAAGGGGGGTATAAGCATGGAACTTATGGTCGAGTTTTACTCTGACGACTTTAACCCTACCGTCCTGGAGGGGTACGAGTTCACGTTAGAGGGGCGCGTATTGAAGGCCACCGGGCCGCTGGACGAGCTGATGGAGATCCTACACATCATCGACACTACCACGACCGGCGACCGCTTCGTGTGGGTGCGGTAACATGAGTAAAAAGCGCAGACGCAGAGGATGGGCCTCCTCGACAAGCGCCACTAACAGGCACCATTTGTGCTTCCAGAAGAGGTATTGGCAGAGGGGCTACGCTAGAGCAATCTGTACGGCGTTCGTGCGCTACGTGCCTGTGGCGTACCACCGCGAGCTGCACGAGCGCTTAAGGTCCGTTCCGGTACCGCCAGCATGGATGCTCCGCGATGCCTGGCAGGCTTACAGGCGAGATAAGTACACTATCGACACTTACGACGTGTGCCGCGCCGCCGCCTGGCTTTATGCGAACATCCCGGATGCCGAGTTCAGAAAAGCTATGCAGTTCCAAATCGACTTCTTCACAACTAGGATGCAAGGGGGCGCGTTTTAAGCGCCCCCTATATCAAAATTAAGTAGAGTTAAATAAAGTGTCTGACCCAGTAATTATAGCGATAATCGGAGCCATAGCAGGGGCCTTACCTACTATAGCGACTATTATAACCGCTATTCTACAGGATAGGTCTAGTAAAAAGAACTTCGCTAAACAATCTATCCTAAACCTAATAAATGAGGACAAGACAGAGGCTTTATATGGCAATATGCCGGACAACTACCAAAACGTACTACATGAGTTCGATATATACTCAAAAAATGGCGGCAACTCGTATTTAGCCGGCAAGGTCGACGATTATAAGCACTGGTATACAGACTGGCAAAAAGTCCATATTGACAAAAAAGGTAATGTCTGATAATATGATAGTATCAACTTGTCAATAGATAACCCCAACTAACCGGGGTTTTTTATGGCTCTGGTACTAAAATATAGCAGCTTAAGCTTGCGCTCCAAGTTCAAGAGGCTATCATAAAACAGTTAAAAGGCTCGATAGGAGCGGCGGCTTTTTGACTGACTATTAAAGGAGGTATTTTATGGGGAGTACGCAGAGTATAGGAGCGATAATCAATGAATCAATGATTATCAATGATGTTAAACAAAGTTTAACTATCAATGAATCAATGAATAAGAGCAACCTGTGGAAAACTAAAGATAAGGGGCTGTGGAAAACTCGACGCATCACAACGGACGAGGCCGAGGCTAAAGCGAGTTTCTTAGTAGAACGCTTAAAAGCACCAAATTGTCGTAAATTTTTCCTAAAATGTGTCTATCACTTATCGGAATCAGAGATACAGAACGCGTTAGAGAGTGCTACTAGACCTTATATTAAGTGCAAAGCCAAGTACTTCAATAAATGCTGCAAAAATAAGCTAACTGAACGCGGCTTATAGGATAAAGAGATACTCCCTCAATATCAACTATTAACAGAGGGAGTTTTTTATGCTCATAAGCGAGGCCTTTAACCTCTATAGAGATGACTATATCCGGCTCAAGAATCAGTCCAGACGTACCGAGGAAACCCACGAAACTTGCAAAAAGCTACTGCTACAATACCTAGAGGATAAACCTATAGAGTGCTTAACTTTATCAGATATACGCGAGTGGTGTAACGATCTAGCTAAAACTAGAGCTACCAATAGCGTACGCGTATATGTGATAAGGCTAAGAGCTGTTATATCTTATCTGAATATCAGAGATATACCATGTATAAAAGTCGAGCTAATACCAGTACCAGCGCGTGAAGCGACCGTGCCGGTATATCTAACCGAGTCCGAGGTAGACGCTATGATAGCTTGTGCGTACAACCTGCGCAACGCATTTGTAATATCTCTGCTATATAGCTCCGGCATACGTCTATCCGAGCTTATATCGCTCAATCGTGGCCAGATAGTAGATAGACGCTTTACTGTAATAGGCAAGGGCCGCAAGCCGAGGCTATGCTTTATAGACCAGCGCACAGAGCATTTAATGGAGCAATACCTAAAGAGCCGGAATGACCATAACAGCGCCTTAATAGTATCTTTCGAGCATAAGGATAGAATGACCGCCACTAACATACAGTTATTGGTGCGTAATAGCGCCGCTAGGGCTGGTATAACTAAAAAGGTAACCCCTCATACGCTCCGGCACTCTTTCGCTACTAATTTTTTGCGTAATAACGGCAATATGCGCTACTTGTCTGCTATGCTAGGCCACGCTAGCCTGGACACTACTATGATGTACGCTCATGTGGTGGATCATGACCTACAGAAACAGTACGAAAAATATCATACAATTTAGCATAAACCTATTGACTTTTAGGCTAATGTTTGCTACTATAAGAGTATCGAAAGAGCAGATTGAAAAGATGATAAATATTCAAAAATACAAAGCTTAGGGCTTTGTGTTTGGAGCCGTTGGTAGAGCCTTTCCATGGTAAGGATGAGGTCCCGGGTTCAAATCCCGGTCGCGGCTCCAGATACAATTTAGGTTTTATAACCCCCACGCTTTGTGGGGGATTTTTGGTACCGATTGGGGTTATCTATCGACAAGTTGATAACTCCATAGGTACAGTAACGAACTATGGCTTGCCAGTTAAGAGCTTTAACAATTTGATATAGCAATCGTTTATTTAACAGATAAACTACCGCGCCGCATTGAGTAATTGAATAGTGGCGGCAGCAGGTTAGCTTATCTTAATTCCAGCCGCTAGTCTAGGGCCTCTACTCTTTATATTCTATTCTGTAGTTACGACAGTTTCGTGAGGCACCTTACATAGTGTTGATATTCATTGAATATTTAGCTTTAAATCTGTGTACAAGAGGCCCTAAACCGGCGGCTGGCAAGTCCAATTATTAAAAATAACGTTTCGCTACCAATCGCTCAGTACTGGTATAGGCATAGCTTTTTGTTCGTTTCGGCTATGACTCCCGTGGATACTTTATGAACCATCATTAAGCCACCTTAATTACACACTCATAGTATCTCTTCATCTTCCCAGCGCTGGGCGACTGGTAGCGAAGAAAAGAGGTACTTTTTTATGAATAAAACCAAAAAAATCTTAATTGCGCTAGCTTGTCTAGCAGCCCTATTCTGCGGCGCTAGCATGATAGGACAACACCGCGAAGCTCGTATGGACGAGTACGCAAAAGCCCATAACTGTACATGGCACTACGACTACTACATTACGGAGGAGCCAGTATGCAAGTAAAGGGCGAAGGCCAGATCATTAAGGCAGCGAGTAAAGGCTATAACTACAACTACGCGAGCCTAGCCGATATAGCTAAAGCCGGTAAAAAAATCCCTAAAATGCGAATTAAGCCAACTCCAGACGGCGACTATATCGAGTACTTAGATGAGAACAACGAGTGGCAGACAGGCGCCAAAATTGTAATACCAGAGATGGCTAAGAGTAACGAGGCGCAAAAGTATGGCGCGGCAGTAACTTATGCCAGGCGCGTAACGGCTCAGTTGGCGCTATCGCTAGTATGTAGCGATGACGACAAGATAGAAACTCATAGCGAGGCAGACGCTAAGGCTAATGAAAAGCGCAACGCTAGCCGGCCTACTTTTGACGATATTAAGGCAAAGCTAGACACGCTAACAACTATAGCGGCCATAAACGACTACGCTAAGGCCGTTAGCGAGTTATTCCCTAACCCGACCGACAAGCAACGCCACGCTATCCAGACGATGTTCACTATCCGGCGCGAAGAGCTAACAGAGGCCAGGAGTACGTATCATGCGAATAATTGAGGTAGAACAAGGAAGCACTGAGTGGCTGAGCTTTAGAGAGGGCAAGCGAACAGGCACCAGCATAGGTAAGCTATTTGCTAAGAGCCGCGTAGCCGGCGAGCTTTACGATACAGATAAGCCGCTTATAACCTTTTATCAGAAAGTAGCAGAGCGCCTAGCCGAGGGAACTGGCGATGACGGTGGCCTAGAGAGTAGCCGCGAGCGCGGTAAAGACTTAGAACAAGAGGCAATAAACGAGGCCGAGCAGCAGCTTGGCCTTAAGCTTATCCGTGGCAACGTATGGCAAGACAGTAAAGACCCCAACCATATCGAAAGCCCAGATGCTTATACAGAGGACTTAAAAACGGCAGTAGAGGTTAAGTGTTTATCTAGCGCCAGGCATATACAGGCTATCTGCTTGAACGAGCCGCCTAAAGAGTACTACGCGGAGTATCTTAACTACTTTTTGGTAAACGATAAGCTAGAAACTCTGTATGTGTTTTTATACGACCCACGCTTTTTACTTGAACACTTGCGCTGGCACGCTTTTAAGATTAAGCGTTCAGACATTATAGCCGACATAGAGCGTATGCGAGATATAGACGCGCAAGCAGAGCAGCTTATTAACGGAGTAGTAACTAACCTTATGAAAGGCGGCATATGAGCAAGCAGATAACTAAGATGGCCTTAGAATGGCACAGCGACGGCCTGGACGATAAGAGAGTGCTAGACAACGTACTAGACGAGGTGCTGTACGACTTTTTAGATAAATACGATTTAGAGCTTAGCGATCGCGAGGAACCTAGGCTCGAAATGTTACTAAGGTCGATTATTAGCGAGAATATCGACTGGGATGCTTTACGAGAGGCGGACGAGGAGGCTCGCGCCTACGACGACGCTAAGAGGAGTGTTTTTTACGAATAGCTTGGGGGCTTTGAGAGTAACCCCTAAGCATATAGGAATCGATGAGATTTTGGCTAACAAAAAACTAACAGGAGGTAAATATGAAGAAACATAAATTATATAGACCTAAGAATCTAGGCAAAGAGGAGGAACAATACCTAAATGCTCAGCTACGCCGCGAGCTGATTATGGCGGCAATAGTAGTAATTATGGGTGTAGCGATAGTAGTAGCCATTGTTGGCTTAACTAAACAGGTTGCAACGCTATGAACTTTAGAGATATGACGCCAGAAGAAGGGCGCGAGTACGATAAAATCATGCGTCGCAGCAACTTTGATTGGCTGCTATATAACTTGGCTATATTTACAGTGGTCTTTACAGTAGCAACTTTAATAATAGTTTTCGCATAAGGCGGTCGCATGAGTTTATACAACACAACCTGCGAGGGTAAAAGCGCCTTTAGGTCAAGACAGGCAGCGGAGCGCGTGGCCAAGGCTATGAACGCGCCTAAGAGGTCGCACAACCGGAAGGACACCGGACACGCGCCAGCCCATGTATATAGATGCCCATATTGTAGCGAGTATCATATCACGGGTCGCAAAAGCGTAAAGATTGAAGTAAAAGAGGGTTAAACCATGTCGAAAATTAGCGAACCAGAATATATGGCTATCAAACAGCTACTAGCTAAAGGCTACGAAGGCGGCAAAGTCGCGGAGATTGTAGGCCGCGGACGCGGAGTAGTTAGCCGTATAAACACGTCTACGAGCTATGAAGAGTTCATAAAACGCGGCAAGGCGACTCGAGCTAAGTATAAGAACAAGTACAAGGCCGGGACGAATGGCCAGCAGTTGCCGCTCGAGGTCAAGGAAGATAGACCAAAGACTACTAGCTACGACCTTGCGAGCGGGATAGTAGACAAGTTAGCCGACTTACGCGATGACCTGGAGTTATATGCCCAGACGCCATTTAACGGCGACAGAGGGAAGAGGGACGCAAAGATGGCGCTAATGAAGCTTGAAGAAGCGTCTATGTGGCTAACCTGCCACTGGTAACTATAAATAGGTTGCCCCTTAGACCGTCTAGCTACGTGGTCATAGCTAGGCAAATAGGGGGCAACCCCTGGCCCCGGATAGTCCGCAACATTATGCCGGGGCTACCAAGAGGGACATTAACAATGTACACGTATATATCAACCAACAAACGCGAGTATAAGCTTTGTAAGTCAAAAATTATACTACGCGGCGGTAAAGAGGCCGAGGTGTTTTACTTTATCGGCCCTAACCAATTGCCTAAAAAAGGCACTTATTACGCTAACGAGATGCCTAAGGGCTTCGAGGTAAAAGAGGCACGATCTGGCCATCCGCTAGTAGTTAAGTCGCGAAACTAAACTTTGGCAGAGCTTGTAGCTCCGCCCCGGTGCGTCTATAAGATAGCAGGGTTAATATTATTTAACAAAGAAAGGTAAACAGTTTGATAAAATGCTGGAACCTAGGTTAAATTGTAGTTCCCCCTGTGAATGGAACCGCGCATCGGAGTGGGGTTATAAGTAAAGCTTATTCGTAATTATGTAGGAGGAATTATGACTAAATTGCAAAGGCTTAAGTTCGAGCTTATTAAGTACAACCGCACTAAGAGTGTGTGCCAGGCTGCGGATATATGCAACTGGCTAACAAAAGAGTTGCTGAAGCCTAGTAAAAAGATACCGGTAAAACATATAAGCAGCGCGTATAGCGTTGAGGTAAAGGAGGGCTAATGTCTGGAACTTTAGAGGGGGGGCGTAAAGCGGCTGCTACTAACAAGGCTAAATATGGTAAAGAGTTTTACGCCAATATCGGGCGCAAGGGGGGGCGGAACGGCCACGCCGGCGGCTTCGCAAGCTTGAAAGTTGGCAAGGACGGCCTAACTGGCGCAGAACGAGCTAAACTAGCTGGGGCAAAAGGTGGCAAGATCGGCAAGCGTGGACCGGCTAAGCGTGGTGGTAGAGTGATAAATGCTAACTATACGAAAGACCAGCTTGAACGGATAAGAGAGGAGCTAGGCTTGAAGCATGGCGATGGTTACACCATCGCCGAACTCTGTGGAGAGGAGGAAGAATGAGTGAGTATTACCTTCCAGAGGGCTACACAATGGTTGAAAAAGATGGTCTGTGGATAGCGACAGCCTATGAGATTGAAAGTGGGGAAGAATGAGAAGCTTTAGAGTTTGGAGCAACTTCTGGAAAAGGTATGCGTTTGATGCCGAACTATATCCAGACGGCTCACTTTATGCGATGTTTGAAGATGATGATGGAGTTACGCATCATGAAAACACAGACCTAGTTCTTGAGTTCGAGACTGGGATAAAAGATAAGAACGGTAAAGAGATTTATGAGGGGGATATAGTCAAATACGCTTGGACAAGATGTAACTATATAGTTGCATATAGAAAGTATGATGCAAGCTTCGTGCTTGAGAACGATGACAGGGAAGAAATAATCTTGTTCCAATATAACCGACAAAACGATTATGAGGTTATCGGCACAATTCACGAGAACCCTGAACTATTGGAGGCAGAAAAATGACCGATAAGGCCAAGGATAAGCGCCTAACGCCTAAACAAGAGATATTTAGCGCAGAGCTAATAAAAAATGGTGGTAATGCTACGGCGGCCGCCCTTAAAGCTTATCCTAATGCGACTTACGCAAGTGCTAAAACTATTGGCTGGGAAAACATGACCAAGCTTGACCTCGCTAAGGCCATAAGGAAAGAGTTCAACCGCCAAGGTGTAACACTAGAGAAAGCGCTAAAACCTATCGTAAAAGGCCTTGACGCTGTAGATAAAGAGGGGAACGACGATCTAGATAAACAGATGCGCGCTCACGATAGATGGCTTAAGGCCAGCACGATAGATAAAGAGGATAACGGTCTACAGCTAAATATCGAGAACGCCCAAGGTATCGAAATAACTTTTAAGAATATGGGAGGGAGTAATGGTACATCCGGCAGTACTACGCAAGATGCGTAACTATGCCATTAAACAGGCTATATCAGAGTTGAGCGAGCAACCAAGCCCGGCAGAGGTTGAGAAAGTAGCAAAGCGCCATCTGTTGAGCTATACCGAACTTAAACAGGCATATAACCGTGATAGAAAAGAGAAAGATAAGGCGGAGGTACGCTAGAGTGTTAGGCAAAAACACGCTAGTTATTGACGCAACAGAACAAGAGCTAGCCCTGGTAAAACAGGGCAAGCTTGGGTTAGAAAAACTAAAGAGTACGCCTCGATATGAGGTTTATAGGGTTAAGAGATGACCGAGCTAGATATACAGATACAAGTAGCCGACTACTTGCGCTTGCGCTATCCTAACGTGCTATTCCATAGCGACTTCGGCAGTGGCATCAAGCTAACGATGGGGCAAGCCATCAAGCAGAAGAGGCTACAGGGCGGCCGTAGGTCGTGGCCGGATATGTTTATCGCAGAGCCTAAAAACGTAAAGGCCGAGTGCAAGGTTATAACCGATGGTGATGTTATTAAGGAGGCCCGCTTCCTAGAGCAGAAGTATGGCCTCTTTATCGAACTTAAGAAAGCCGGTACGCGCATCTTTAAGAAGGATGGCACGCTAGTGTCGGACGCCCATATCTGCGAGCAGTTCGATATGCTAGAGCAGCTACGCCAGCGCGGTTATGTGGCTGAGTTCGCGTGTGGGTTCGACGAGGCTAAAAAGATTATAGACGAGTACTTAGCATGATATTAAAACCGCTAAAATGCCCTTCCTGCGGAGCGCCAATTAAAATAACGCATCATAAATACTTAAAATGCGACTTTTGTAGAGGGCGCTTTATTATTGAGGACGGCCAAGAAGATATAGCGATTAAACAGGAGCCGGAGCCAAGGACACCGGAGGAGCTAAACGACTGGAACGAGTTTTGGAGCGAGATTTTAGACAACGGCAATTATTACGACATAGACGAGGTAGAGCATGATTCCTAAAGAAAAAATAACCGACTTATCTCTGATGGTAATATACCACCAGCTAATGTTTCGAGGCGGCAGGCCGCGCAGTAGACGCCAAAAACTTATAATAAAAGCCTATAGCCGAGCCTTCAAGCGCTTTACTAAGGGCGTGGCTCAAGAATTAGTCGAACGTTTAGAAAATGCACTATTATATGGAGCTTAAGCATGGCAAGTAGTGAAAAACTAGAGCTAGTTATACCGGAACAGTTCAAAGAGTTAGCGCAACCAAGTAAACCATGGCGCCATATCGGCTTTTATGGCGGCCGTTCTAGCGGCAAATCTACGACAGTAGCGCTGCTGTTGCTCATTAAAGCTATGGGCGAGACCTTGCGTATCTTATGTTGCCGCGAGATCCAGAACTCTATCGCCGACTCTGTACATAAGCTTATGTCCGACTTGATAAGCCAGTACCACTTTGTGGGCTGGACGATAACAGAGAGCAGTATTAAGTATAGAAACGGCTCAGAGATTATATTTAAGGGTGTTCATAATAATACGCAGAGTATCAAGTCAACTGAGGGTATAGATATATGCTTTATTGAAGAAGCGCAGAGTATATCCCAAGAGTCTATCGACGTGCTTATACCGACGGTGCGTAAAGCCGGCTCGTACTTTGTATGGTGCTGGAACCCCCTTACAGAGCAAGACCCAGTATGGACGACGATAGCGAGCCACCCAGACGACCGTACCTATGTGCGCAAGGTAAACTCGGAAGATATAGAGCAATTACTGTCGCCAGAGGTTATATATGAGCGTGAGAAGATGCGCCAAGATAACCCAGATATGTTCGCCCATGTCTGGCTAGGTCAGCCGCTAACTAGCCGTACCGGTTCAGTATTTGGACAACAGATAGCGCGCGCCGAGATGGACGGCAGAATAGGCAGAGTACCGTATGACGCTAGCGCTGGAGTTTATGCCGTATTTGACTTAGGTATGAGCGACAGCACCGCTATATGGTGGTATCAGATGATAGGTCGTGAGATTCACATGATAGATTATTACGAGAACTCTGGCGAGGAGCTAGGACACTATATCTCGATGCTACATAACAAGGGCTACAATTATACGACTATATACCTACCGCACGATGCTAAACAGCGCGAACTACAGACCGGCAAGACTAGAGTCGAGTTTTTTGAGGATAACGGCTTTCATAAT